CTCAGCTTTGTTGATTAGGGTGCCACCCCGCCGTTTTCATAAGAAGCTGGCTCTCGCTCCTGAGGTCTGAAGTTCCCTCATGTTCTGGCAACAGGACTGCAGTCTAAACTTCATTTGGTAGGTTTGCCTATAACGTTCCTTAACGAAATAGGTACCCCCGGATATTAGTCAGTGTGTCGGCCCCTCCGGGGGTTGGTACGGTGATGAAGTTTCGGCGGCAGGTTATACCTGTCGACACGGGTAGGGGTGTTAGATTTCTTTTCTCTTCTAACAACGATCGCTATCCGTTATAGTGGTCTGCTGGCTTCGCTTTCCTTCGGGAGACGGGATTCATGGTCTACACCGTGGCGTTGTCAAAAGCAAAGAAGACTGTTGAAGAGAGGACGAAGGAAAACGTAACCATCCTAGTACCAGGATTGTATGGTACCTCTGCAGTTGGAGTCTGTAGATAACTCTCCACGTTTTAAATACAATGCATTTTATAATCGAAAAAGAATGCTCAAGTGATTTAGTTGTGTTCCGATGCTCCCATCGGGCGCGTGGGGCTTATCCCATCTTGATCCCTACCGGCGACGTCTGCGGGCGGTCTCCGGGTGTCAGCGGTCACTGTACGGCAGGAGGTGCATTCGGGGTTGACGCCCCTGTTGGTGTATCTCCAGATGACGCGGGTGGTAACATCCGGTCTGACTCTGTGCGGTTAACGGGGATGGGTAAAACGGGCGGCGTTGCTGAGTCCTGTCCGGGCCAGGGATTCGCGCAAGCGGAGTCTGGGTCCTTGAGACCCCTGGGGCCTTTTTCCCGGTGCCCACCGAAACACCATGAATCGAAGCGCCGGATCCGCGCTTGTACAAAAACTCGACGATCCAATGCACGAATTGTCACATCCTTTGCCCGACAGGGTGCTGACTGCGTCCGATCTCTCGGCGATTGTCTTGATGTCTCTCTCGAAGAGGCTGCCCCTTTAGATGATTGCGTTAGGTCGGGCGTTTTAACAGGGAGGGCAAGACGTTGCGTTTCTTTTCTTTCGAAAGAGATGGGCGTCAAACCAATCGGTAGGGTTGGAACCGTTCACTGCGGTGGCGTGCGCACCGCAGTTCGAGGATGTTTCCCTGAGGTATTGACAACACTTCAGGAGCTTAGTGTGAAGACATCTCAGAAGCTCGAGTTCGGTGATTGCGATTACTGTTCTCTTGAGCACGAGTCTCGACTAAACGAATGGATGCACGATCGATTTCAGGACATCGAGGTTGATGAGGATCACCTGTCCGCGTTTGAGCGCCTACTGCGCTCCAACGTACCGAAGGGTTGGAATCGCCGTCGGTTCCCGTGGATTCCAAACGGGTCGGCAACCCTCTTTAATTCCCGTCGTAAGGGCGGTAATTGGAACGTCGAGCCCTTCGCTGATTATTGCACTCCCAGTTTTGTTTCTTCCTCAGGTAAAACGCGTCTTGTAACGAAGTTTTCTTCATACAATACGTCCGTTCTTGCCCCGTTACATTACGCCCTTTATAGTGTGATCTCATCGAAGGGTTGGTTGCTTAAGGGTGACCCAACTGATGAATTGGTGGGCGGTCTTGGCGGTCTTGACTATGTCTCCTTTGATTATCGTTCGGCAACGGACATGTTGAAGGCGCCGTATGTTAGGGCCGCCATCCGTGCACTAGTTTCACAGGCGGATGGGTTGGATGAGGAACAGTTGCGTTGTTTGGATGTTCTTGGGAATGTTCGTTTCGCCCCGGATGGTGATGTTGCTACGCGATGTCAGCCGATGGGTAGCGTTATGAGCTTTCCTTTGTTATGTTTGATCAACAAGACTGTTTTTGATCTGGCTATGTCCGACCTAATCTCTGGTGGTGAGATTCAGTTTCTTGAATGGTCACGCCATCGCTGTTTGATCAACGGGGACGATCTCCTGTCCCGTGAATTGAGGAATAACGACCACTTGCGGTCTTCTGTGAGACGCCACGGCTCGGCGGTTGGGCTGGTTGTCAATGAGGAGAAGACTATGGTTAGTCCGTCGGAGGGCGAGATTAACTCCACGTTATTTGTCAATGGTGCGAAGCAGAAGAAAGTCAATTGTTCCGCCCTGTTCATGGACAGTGGCGTTGATGACGTGATTGGTCTCGCGATCAGTTCGTCTACTTCACTTGCCGGATTTCGTCGTTTGGTCCGCGCCAATTGTCACATATTGGCTAAGCAGGAGGAGAAAGTGAAGGGTCCGATCCATCCGCGCTATCGGGATGTCTGTTTATCGGATGCCAAAATTAGACGTGCGTTGTCTTCGTCACCTGTTTCTCGCAGGGAAAAAGCGGACAACTTCTTCCCAGTGGCTCCCAGGCCATTTGGCTACGATCTTTCACGAGATGAAGAAGTTGCTATCATAGATTGCGAAGTATCTCGGATTTCAGCTATGTTGAAAGGCCGAGAGTTTCGAAAAAAGAAGTTCCGTACCGACGTTATTGTCGGGGTGCGTAGCCCCACTTCTGCTCTATGGTATGTTAGGAATCCTCTGGAGGAAGACACCATCTTGTCCGTTCTCGCCAGGGGGTTTTTAGAGAAAATAAAGGAGAGTTTAAGGGAAGAAATTACCCCATATGAGACGTTTGATCATGTCTTAATGGAGGAGGGATCTCGCGCGGTGAATCTCTCTCATGTTTTAAAAAGATGGAAAGAATCTAGAGATATCCCAGATGCGTCCTTGTCCGGCTTGCCGTTCACGGATGGTCCTTTCGGGGACGAGGTACCTTTGGTATGGTTCGACG